TTAAATAGAAAAGCAATATTAGTAGAAAAAGACCCTGTAATGTTTACAAAAATGACGGCTCAATTCTCACATTTATTCGACTAAAAACTTGACAGATTCACGAATCGTGCTATTATAATTAAGTAATCAGAAAAGAGAGGTCGTTAAATATGTTTCGTATCCCTAGTTTTTTCGAAATGGAATTGTCTTTTGAAGACTCAAAAGGTATTATTTCTAACTTTGGTTCTGGTGACCTTCTTAAAGGTATGGAGTTAATGAACTCTGCCTGGGAAGACCACTGTAATTCTGGTTCTGAGGATGATGATGAATTCTTTGAGCCTTATCAATATGAAGTGAATGCTTATAATAAAGTGTTCTCAACATTTCAACCACTTTTTTCATAAAGGATAATAAATGATACGAATTTTTAATAGTGCAGTTTACGAAGATACTGGTGCAGAACGACTAATACCTTTAGAAGAAGCCGATATTATAGAGCAAAAAATAGACGCAAGTGGTCGTCCTTATATCTTCTTTGAACATAAAGATTATCCGTTAGGTGGGCTACGTGCTTGGTTTGACGGAAAATATTGGCAATGCGATTTAGATTAATATAATCTCAAGCCTCTTATTTGACCCGGGTGTATTCCCGGGTTAGCCATACCTGGATATTTGAATTTAAAGATAAATACACATAACAATAAATTAAAGGGAAATCCGATGAAATTATATGATTTATTTGAGAATGAAAATAGCAATCTTGTTGTAATATATCCAGGTAGATTTCACCCGTTTCACATTGGACACGGAAAAGTATACAAATACCTAAAACAAAAGTACAACGGTGCTAAAGTTTTCATAGCATCTTCTAACAAAACAGATGACCACAAGTCACCTTTCTCTTTCGATGAAAAGAAAAAGATGATGCAATTAGCAGGTGTTGATCCAAATGCTATTGTACAAGCAAAAGTACCTTATCTTGCTACAGAAATTACAGATAGATTTGATCCAGATAATACTATAGTTGTTTATGCAGTATCAGAAAAAGATATGGCAGAAGATCCAAGATTTGATTTCCCAGCAAACGGACCTAAACTATTAGTAAGAGGTGAGAATAAAGGTAAACCTGCTCACATTCAAAAATGGCCTGGTATTGAAAATGCTAAACCATTACGTGACCATTCTTATATTGCTACAGTTCCTACTTTTCAATTTAAAGTAAGAGGTGAGCAAATGCAAAGTGCTACACAAATTCGTAATATGATTAAGAATGCAGATGAAAGAGAACTAGAGCAAATTTTACAAGACTTATATTCTCGTTCAGATATACCTCAAGACGTAATGCAGTTATTCAAATCTAAATTACAAGAAACAACTATTAGTGAAGATTGGGAAGAACGTTCTTTGTATGAACAAATTGTTGAGGCAGAATTATTAAACTCGTTAGAAGAAAAGATTACAAAGAAAACACCAATGGGTGACGTAGTAAAAGATTTCTATAAAAGTGATGCTCCACAGTTTAAAGGCAAGTCAAAAGCAAAACGTAGACAAATGGCAATCGCGGCAAAACTTTCAAAGATGGATGAAGACCAACCAAAGAAAGAAAAGCCAGAAGATATGCTAAAAGGTTTTGATCCTAAAACTGCAAGAGCATTGATGCAATTAAAAACAAAATATCCTCAAGCGGATAATGTTCTATCGGCTCTTTTAGCAGATGTTGAAAAGAACGAAAAAGATAGTGACGTTGCTGATTTGGCTCAGGACGACAAAATAGAAAAATTAATCAAAGCAGTTGATATCTTACAAAAAGAAATCAAACTCTTAAAGGGAACAAAACAATGAGACTGGATGAAGTAGATAAAGAAATATCACAAAGTGATATTGACCAACTTGAACGTTTTGCAGATAAGTTATTTGCAAAAGTAGGTATCGATGTAGAGTTTACAAAACATTTTCTTGACCGTGTAAACGATGAAAGAAATAAAAAGCAAATTACTATGTCAGAATTAACAAGACTATTCAAACAAGAATTTAAAAAATGGGGCAAACCTATTGCACAAATGGGTCCAGATGCAGAGGCAGTTATGAAAGATTTGTCTACTGATATTAATATGCCTTTTGTTTTAAAATGGGATAGAGACAACAAAGAATTAGACTTAGTTGCAAAAAGTGTTATGCGTAAACCAGACTTCAAAACATCTAATCAAGAATTTCCAGTCGAGTCTAAAGATGATGAATATGAACCGCATATGATGTACAAAGGCACTAAGAATGATTATAAAGCCAAGTTTGCTAAAAAGAAAAAGCAACACGATAGACTAGATAAAGCAGGATACAATCACGATGATCCTGCAACTAAGAAAGTAGAAGAAATGCCAATACCAAAATCTACGATGTATGGACTTGTAATCAACGGTGAATATGTTGCTAAAGGTTCAAAAGCAAATATGAGAAGACTTCAAAAAGAAAAAGGTGGTACAGTTTATAATGCTCCTGGTAAAAAAGTAGGTGATAAAGAAGGAACAGTTAAAGAAGATGAAGGTATCATCGCACCAAAAAGAAATATCACACCTGAAGAAAAACTTGAAATATTTAATGAATTAAAGTTTGGTGATACAATTTATCTATGGTATGACTCAGCATTTAAACGTGGTGAAAAATATAAACCATTTAAAATGGGTAGACGTACTAAATCAGAGAAATACAATCTATCAAAATTTTCAATGCAACAAATTAGTGCAGAAGGTATTCCAGGTGGTGTTAAGTTTTTCTTATACAATAGAGACGGAAAAATATCTCTTGCAATGGGCGATATGGCCGCAACTATTGTTGATATTCAAACTGAAAACCCATCTACACAAGAAAGTGTTGTAGAAAATTATGATGATACAGAAGAATGGTATTATCAAGAAGTTGCTGACCATATGGGTGCGTCTTTAATGAACTATAAAGAAATGCCAGGTGGCAGAGATATCACTTTTGGATATAAAGGTCAAGAAGTTTTAGTATCACAAAGATGGAACAAAGACGGAACAGAAAAGAAACCAGTAACTAAAATTGTTACAGACAATGATAGTGCAGACTTAGGTCGTTATGCAGTATGGAACGATTCAAGATATTATGCAGATGATATTAAAGATGTTTTAAGTAAGATGGATGACGATGTTGAAGAAGGTTACGGAAGTAAGAAACCTTTATCTCAACTAGGTGGTTATGGAAATAAGAAACTAGCAAAGAAACAACCTTCAGTAGGTGACGGTCTTTCAGAGTTTTATGTTATTGTAGAATATCAACCAGGTAAAGCAGTTAAACAATCTGATCCTTTAAGAGTTTTAGATAACTTAGCATCACGTAAAGATAACGATCCTTTCCCTATTAAGTTCTACGATGGTGAAGTATTAAAAGTAACTCCTGATATGGCTAGACGTTTCACAATGGCTTATCACGATATTATGAAACCAGAACAAAAAGAACTAGTAAAGAACTATATCAAAACTAAAAACGGTTTCAAAGAAATAGTCAAAAAGATGAAAATTGTTGGACCACAAACTGGTAAACAACAAGTTAGAACTGATTTAAAAAGAGGTGACTAATTACAATGAAACTCGAGGAGTTCAAAATTGTAAAGCCTAAGGCTTCAGACACTATGGGTATCGCAAGAGATAAGATGCCTCAAGTGAAAGAATTAGACTATCCAGAATACAAATCATATCTAAAAGATAATGGTGTCAATCTAAAACCTGAAATCGTACAAGCAAAAGACTTAAAACCTATGCAGAAAGAATTTTCTGACCAGGGTGTTACAAAACAATTAAACAAGAATAAAGAAAAAGGCGAAGGTCTAAATCCTAAACCATTACTAGCAAGTAGTGATGATTATATTATTGATGGTCATCATAGATGGTTGGCCGCTTTAAATTCTGGTGATCCAGTTAGAATATTACGTGCAAATGTTGACGGAAACGAATTATTATCATTGACATTAAAATTTCCTCGTGTATACTTCAAAGACATATACACAGAAAATGAAGAAATGGATATAATAGCAAAAGCAGAAAAGTTTGCACAAGAGGCTCATAAAGACCACAAGAGAAAGTATACTGGTGATCCGTATTATGTTCATTTAGATGAAGTTAGAAATATAGTAAAACAAGCAGGCGGTACTATAGAACAACAGGCGGCGGCTTTATTACACGATACAGTTGAAGATACAAATACTACACCTATGGACATAACAAGAGAGTTTGGTCCTAAGATTGCTAAACTAGTTGTTGAACTTACAGATGTAAGTAAACCAGAAGATGGTAATAGAAAAACACGTAAAGCAATCGATAGAGACAAACTAGCAGGTGTTAGTGCAGAGGCACAAACAGTTAAGTATGCAGACTTGATAAGCAATGGTAAAGATATCGCACAAAATGATCCTAAGTTTGCTAAAGTATATCACGCAGAAAAGGCAGACTTATTAAGAGTTATGACAAAGGGTAATCAGAATTTAAGAAAACAAGCGATTGCTTTATTACCAGATGAATTAAAATCAGTTGTAAATGAATGGGTGTGTGGTAAATGCTATGCTGAACCTTGTAAGTGTGAACAAGTAAATGAAGAAACAAAGTTTCCTACAATATCTTTAAAAGATTTATATCACGTAGGTACCTTAGATGCAAGTAAAAAAGGTGACTTTAGTTATGAAGGAAACGGGTTAAGTGTTAGTACAGAACCTGATGCTTGGAGACGTATTGCTAGAGGACAAGTTTCAGGCGATACATATACTGCAACAAAACAAAACAATACATTTTTAGATACACATAAACTTACATCACAACAAAACAATCAAATCAAACAATGGGCTATTGATAATGGATTTCTTGAGCAACAGGAAACTGTTACAGTAAGTTGGTATGATGACGAAATGGATGATACTCTTAGTCAAACATTTAATTCAATGGCTGATGCGAAAGCAGAACACGGCGATGAATTAGAAGACTATGATGTTGATATAGACAAAGGTGGTATTGTTCCTACTGACAAATTAAAGAAAGCAACAGGTCAAAGTAGAATTGAAGCAACTGGTGTACTAGAATATGTATTACCTTTATATGCAGAAACATTAGGACTTGATGGTGTATGGTGGGGCGATGATTTAGATGTTAATAAACTATCAGCACCACGTGGAGTTATTCTTCCAAATAAAGTTAAGTCTTGGAAATTTGAAAAACAAGTAAATGAAGAAACACCATTTGGTGTAGTTGCTCGTAAGTTAGGACACGCAATAAACAAAAAAGCATATATCAATATGGCACAAATGATGCATAAAATACTTAAAAGAAAGTATAAAGAAACTAATGGTAAACTTAGACATTCACTTGGTTACTATGCAATGATGTTGGCAATGCAAACAAATGACAAAATTAACTGGCGTGAACTTGAGCAAGAGTATTTAGGATTATATGGTAACGAATTATTTGAAGGTGATATATTTGAAAAGTGGAGTAACAAATATAAGAAAAGTATTAATTGCTCAAATCCAAAAGGCTTTTCACAAAAGGCTCATTGTGCAGGTAGAAAGAAAAAAGAAAGCATTAATGAAGAATCAATAAACATAAAACCAATTATTACTCCTGCTATTAAAAAATTAGATAAGATATTCAAAGACAATGATTACGAAGTAAGAATTGTTGGTGGTGCAGTAAGAGATATTGCTTTAGGTAAAGAACCTAAAGATATTGATTTTGCCACAGATGCTACACCAGATGAAATGATGAATATGCTTGATAAAGCAAAAGTAAAAACTGTTCCTACAGGAATAGAACACGGAACAATTACTGCCGTTATTGATGATGAACCATTTGAAATAACAACTCTACGTGCAGACAAAGAAACTGATGGTAGAAGGGCAGAAGTTGAGTTTGTTCGTAGTTGGGAAGAAGATGCTAAACGTAGAGACTTAACTTACAATGCAATGTCAATGGATATTGATGGTAACATCTATGATTACAATGGTGGTATGGACGACTTACAAGATAAAGTTTCAAAGTTTGTAGGAGATCCTGCAGAAAGAATTAAAGAAGATTACTTAAGAATTTTAAGATACTTTAGATTTCAATCTAAATTAGATAATCCAAAATGGGATGAAGATACTTTGAATGCTATCAAAGATAATGTACAAGGCATAAAAGGATTATCAGTTGAAAGAATTTGGCAAGAAATGTCAAAACTTTTAATGTCTACTAATGCAGAAGAATCACTTGAATGGATGAATAAAACAGGTGTCAATCAAATGATTGGATTAGGTGGTATCAAACCATCTAAGTTAGGTGAACCTGCAGGTCCTATTATTTCACTTGCTATATTATTAGACAATAGTAATATTGCAAGAGAATGGAAGATGAGTAAATATGATACAGAAATGCTTGACTTTTTAATTAAACATAAAGGTCAAAACATTAATCCAAAACAAGCAAAAGATATGCTTGTTAAAGGTGTATCACAAGACCATTTACTTGCTTGGGCAAATATGCATAATAAGAATGATGTTTATGATACAGTGCATTCTTTTGAAAAGCCTGAGTTTCCAGTAAATGGCAAAGATTTACTTGCAATGGGATATAGAGCAGGACCACAACTTGGTCAGTTACTAACAGACTTACAAGACCAATGGATGAAATCTAATTACAAATTAAGTAAAGAAGATTTACTAAAGAAAGTACCAGTACAAGAAAGTATTGTATTAGAAAAAGTTTCAAGATTTATGACAGGTCACGGCATCACTTACAAAGGTAAGAAACACGATGAAATGGAAGTAGAAGTTGTAGGTGTTGATAATGAAAAGAGACAATATCAAGTAATGATAATGAGACCAGAAGAATACTTTGGTACAAATGTTATGATGAGTGCAAGATTTATGCACAGAGGTCCTTGGGTTAAAACAAAGATACCTGATTATATGGGAGCATTTGCAAAATCAGATGTGAAAGAATGGATATATCCAGCAATACAAGGTGCGGCCCATTTAGCAAGAACATATGGACCAAAGATAGCAAGTAAGTTAATGACAGATCCTGCTTATAAAATTGCAGGTGCAGGTACATCAGGCGGTGGTGCGGCTATAGGTGCATACAATTATGTAAAAGATAAGTTTGGTAATAAGACAAAGAAACAAACTAAATCATCAGGTGGACCTAGTATACCTCAAGCAGAGATGACAGAGGCAGAAGAATCTAAATCAGAAGTGTTTGTAGATATGGACGGAGTATTAGTTGACTTCTTTACAGAATGGGCTAAACTTATGAACGTCAAAACTTATAGAGATATACCAAAAAGAGAAATACCAAAAGCATTAAAGAAGATTGTAGATACTCCTAACTTCTGGGAAAATCTACCTCCTTTAGCAGGTTATAAAGAATTATTAACTGCTATAAAACAAATGCACGGTTCATATAAAATTTTAAGTTCACCTCTTGCTAACGATCCTAATGTTGATCCAGGCAAACGTGAATGGGTTAATAAACATTTGGGTTTCTTTAAACCTGAGAAAGTTATTATTGACCATAATAAATCTCAATATGCTAAACAACCTGATGGTACACCAAACATCTTAATTGATGACTATGGTAAAAACGTAAATGCTTGGAAACAAGCAGGTGGTGTTGCTATTAAACATCATACGTCAACAACTAACGATACTATTAATCAACTAAAAAGTATTTTAACAAATGAAGTTAAGGAAGCGGCCGGAGTAGGTCGTGTTATACCAGGCATAAATACCTCAGTAGATGTAGGACCCAATGAAATTATCAAACAAGCGAAGAAGTTTGGTAATGATGTAGATAAAGATGGGTTTCCAAAGAAACTACTGAGGACTAAAAAGAAGTAATGCCAAACATCGAAAACATTAATCCACGAGTACACTACTTAGAACAA